TATAATATCAATAACATAGATGATAATTAAAAAGAAGCTATAGCATTAGTTAAATTAACATAATAATAAAGTCCTGTCTAAATATTTAGAGGTAAAATTAAATCTATTAAATCTAAGATATATGAATTGAAAAAAGATTATCCATTAATTGATTCATAAAATATTTATATAAGATATCATATTGGTAATCAATAAATATATTATGATTAAGTTAAAATCGATGTGAAAAATCATTTAGATAATCCTAGAAGTAATAGATGGAGAGTTAATATCAAACTTGTTTGATATTAACTCTCCATCGGCGTTAGAAAAACTCTTAAAAGTTTTTCCAGCCGAATTAATTTAGATTTTAATTAAGTTGTTGAATTATTGGAAAATAAATTTAATAATAATAATTAGACATAAATTTAATAAATTTTGAATAATAATTGATGATTATTTTATGATTATTTTATATAAATATAATTATTATAAAATGAATACTTTATTTGAAAATAAAACATCTAAACAAATAAATGATTTTTATTTAGATGAATTAAAAGAGAGAAAGACTAATAATACAACACAAATATTTTCATATGATGATATTTATTCTTCTAATAGTGATACAGATAATGATATACAATTATCTGAATATCATGATAGTGAAATTGATGAATTAATTAATGAATTTAAAAAATTAAATAAAGATGATAAATGTATTATTATGAAAAAAATAAAAGAATTAAATCAAAAAAATTGATTTTATTAATATATAATATATTATCAACATATTATATATTATATATTAAAATGAATGATCAAGATTTTGATAAATTATCTAATGGAGTTAAAGTTTTATTATATGCTAATGATGACTCTAATACTAATATGATTACTCTTAAATCTTATCCTAATCCTGATTTTATTAATGATGATAATGATAATGATGATAATGATAATGATAAAAATATTTTTGATGAAAATTATAATAGTAAATTTTTATATGAAGTTTATTATGTTTATGATAAAAATGTTTTTAATAATATTAATGATGCTTATAATAGATTATTTAAAATATGTGAATCTGTTGCTAAACCTAGTGAAAAAGTTAAATTCCGTAAAAATTATATAAATAATCAAAATATTTTTTTTAATTCTTTAATTACTAAAAAAAAATTCTTAACTAAAGAACTTATACAACATAGTAGAGAATCTAATATTGTATTCTGTCAGAGTAAATATTATAATAATTATATGGATTCTTTTGATATATTTGATGATTCTAATGATCATGATATTCATATATATAATAATGATAATGACTTTTTATTACATCATAAAAAAATACCAGAAGATAATGATTTAATTCATCAAGATGATATTTATATTTTTACTAGAGAAGTATTTATAGATTTAAAAGCTAAATATAGATTTGTTATCATATAAACATGATAATAACTATAGATCATCACTTTATTATTTATATTATTATAATTTATTTTATTGAATATCATTTAGACAGTGTTGGCCTCGTATTTACGAAGTAAATTACTCGGCCTAATTATATGATCTATAGATTTTTCTGTAATATTAGAAATTATAATATCAAATATAATAAATTATAAAAATACTAATAAATATAATTATTATTTAATACAAATTTTATATATTTTTCTGTAATATTAGAAATTATAATATAATTTATTTAATATTTTAATTATTAAATGAAAAATATTTAGTCAGTGTTGGCTATAATTTAATCATAATAAATTAATCATTTAATAATTATTTAATAATCATTCTTATTATTTTTTCTTAATAACTTTCTTTTTAATAGGACGTTCTAATTATTCATCATTTTCTTATTCCTATTATATCGTTTATTCTTTCTTGATAACTCTTCTAATAACTTTCTTTTTAACTTCTACTTATGGTTCAATAATAGGTTATTATATCATAGGCTCTATTATTTATTATTCTATTATAGGTTATTCTTATGGTTTTTATACTTTTATTATCTTCTTATTTCTAATTATCTTTATAGATTAATTTTCATTTATATTTTCATTTATCTATTTGATATTCACTTTATTAGCTGTTTTAGCTCTTTTATTTTTTATTATAGGTTAAACTTCTTAATTTTATTAAACATCTTCTTATAATATAGCTTCATCATCTATATCTATATTATCTAATTCATTATATTCTAATACCTTTTATTTCATCTATTATTCATCTAATACTTCTGTTGGTATATTAGAATATCCTATTTATAGAGGTTATTTAGTTTATACATTCAATATCATATTGTTATTCTATAATTTATCTTATATTTTAGCATGTTAGATTAACTTATTATTATATTAGTATATTATCTATGATACTCTTAATTATAATTATTTGAATGATATATTGAATAAATTATGTTTATTATCTATTACAATATCTTATAATTATGGTTTAATATATTCATTATATAACTATTAAGCACCTACATGAGGTATACAAAATACATCTGTCATATCAATATCAGGATAATTAGATAATAAATATGATTTATTCTTTTTGAAGGATTCTATAGTAGTTCTGAGTATTTTAACAGCATTACCTTATTTATTCACTTTAACTAACATAATAAAGTTCTATTTATTGAATTAATGTTATTTGACATCATAAACACTATTAGAAGAAAGATCTTTGAAATAAGATTAAATTTAATCAACTTTATTATTTAATTATTTGATTTCTTTTAATTATTAATTACCAAGAGATAACAATTCTTTAATATGTATTTTTTAATCTTATATTTCTTCTGTTTATTTTTATAGATTTTCTGATTATTTATCTAATTTTTATATTTAAACATTATTTAATAATTCTAAATTATCAATTTTCTTCATTAATTCATCAATCTTATCTTATTTTTTTTAAATAATACCATCTTTTTCTAATAATTTTATTTATATATCTTCAAATTTATTTTTCATCTAATTTGTGATATAGTTATTAGTTATTATTGATATTTTAATTGCAAATTCTTCTGATGTCCATGCTGCTATATAAGGTATTATTAAATGATGTACATATGTTCCTGAAGGATCTATAGTTATACCATTTTTTTTAAAATTACCACCTTTTATCGCAATTATTGGTTTAATCACGGTTCCCGGAATTCCGGGGACCGCTTACTATATATATTTTTCAACTTATTATATTAATCTTTTTGATTAGTCATTTTCTAACCAATGATCATATCTTTTATTACCTAATTAACATAATTTAGTTGCATTTATATATCCATTTTCTTTCATCATTATTACTTTAAAATCTCCATACATACCATAAGCATATTTTTTATTTTTATCACCTAGATCTTCATATATTATATCATTCATATCGTAATATTAATTTACTTATAATTATTATTATTCAACAACTTATTTATATTCTTCTTAATTATACATCTTTTATTTGTATTATAATATTATATTTTTATACTATTATAATATTTTGTTTAATCTTATTATTTTAAATTTCAATTTTTTTGATTTAATAATTTAATTCATAGATTTTTCTGTAATATTAGAAATTATAATATCAAATATAATAAATTATAAAAATACTAATAAATATAATAATTATTTAATACAAAAATCACTAATGATATAGATTTATTTGTTATATTAGAATATTTCATATCAATATTATAAATAAAAAAATAACAAATTTATATTTAATAAAATAATTTAATAACTAAATATCATCAATAAATAGATCTTTATTATCATCTGTAATAAAATATTTTTTATGTTTATTAATTAATTCAATATCAATTTTAAATGTATAGAATTTTTTATTAATACCATCAACTTTAAAATATTTATAATCTACTTTATTATTATTTTTAACAAATAATTTATCATATAATTGAGTTAATATTGTTTTAAATATTAAGAATAATTCATAATAACCATAATCAACATTGAAATCATTTGTTGTATTAGTTATTCTAAATTGTTTTTTAATCAAAGGTAAATATTTAATTAATTCTTTATTATCTATTTTCTTATGATAATTATTATAAATATCATTATTAATATCTTCTAATTTATTAATTTCAAGAATTTTCATGAGTAATCTAGCTGTATTAATCTTATTATATTTATTTTGTGGTTTTTCAATATTAAATTCATCTAATTCTACTTGAAATAATTTAATATCTAATTTTCTAGAACTATTAATAAGGAGATATTTTAAATTGATATGACTATTTAATAATTTATCATTATCAACTAATTCTTTTTCAAATTCAGTTAAATTATCATAATCTAATTTAAGATATTCTATTATTTTTACTCTTCTTTCTAAAACATTAACATTAAATTGTGAATTATCATTTAATATTTCTTCTTCTTTTACTTTATTTGTTGTTTTATTCTTGATTATATTATATCTTATTACATTCTCATTATTTATTACATCAAAATCTTCATTATTATTAACATCTAATAATACATCATTAACTTTTTTATCATTAACATATTCATCAATAGTATTATCAAAAATAACATTATATCCAGCTTCTTCAAGAAAACATATAAGATATTTTTTAATATTTGTTTTTAACATAGTATCATAATATAAAGTATGAGTATAAATACTATTATAATATCCTGATAAATCTTCTGTATTATTATCTATTATATTATTATTTAATTCATTAACTTCATCATTAACTAGAATATTATAATTAATCATTGATTGTAATTCTTCTTCAACATCTGTTATAGATTTATATTTTAAATATGTATAATAATTTCTACAAAAAATATGAACAGAACTTTGATTTCTACAACGTTGTATTTGTTGATTAATACTAAGAGCATTTAACGTACTTTTTGTAATGAAACAAAAAACATCAGTTTTAAATTCATATACAAATGAAATACCATAAATAATCTTAGGTGAATATAATACAAATTTATTTTTCCATAATTCTGTATCTATTTGATTTGAACCTAATTTTGATGTATATATTAAAAAATAATCATATAATGGTTTACCTTCATACATAAGATTAAATTCCTCACAATATGTTTTTAAATTTTTAGCAACTGTATTAAGATATGTCATTGAATCAAAACAACAAATAAAAAATTTATTTTCTTTTAAAGAATCAAATAATTTATTTAATAAAGTTATACTTTTATTATAAAATATAGCATCTATACCAACTCTATTTTTATAACTATTTTGATAAACTATATGATTTTTATTCTTAGTAATACTAAATATAAAATTAAGATTCCAATCAGTTAAATCAGCATCTAATAATAATATTTTATTAGCATTTCTCAATATTTCAATAAATTGTCTGAATATTAATTTTCTTTTACCAGATAATGTAGTTGATCTAAAATGATTTAATAAACTATTTACTTCATCTAATATAATAATACCATCTTTAAAATATTTATGATCAAAATTAATGATAGATTCTAATTGGACAACTAATTTATTTTTTTGTTTAGCAGTATATGAATCATATATTTTAAAATCTTTAGCTTCAGAATCTTTATAATTAATTAAATAAGGCATACTATCACTATGACCATATGATAAATTAGTTCTTGATACTATTGATAATATTGGTTTATCAAAATATTTAGGTAGAAATTTATTTAAAAAAGTAGTTTTACCAGTTCCAGGTTTTGATTTTATTGCTATTATTTCATGATCATTTAATTTATTAAAATCTTCTTCTTTCATATCTTTTAAATCACTAATTTCATCTTTAATATTATTATATTTATCAATATTAAATGATATTTTATTATAATTATAAATAGGAGATAATCTAAAATCTTTACTTGTTATTGATAATATATAATTTATATCTATTGGTGATTTTATTCTATGAAATATATTGTGATTATTATTCTCATCATATTTTGCTGATTTCTCACACCATTTTGTATATATATCATATAATTTTGTTTGATATATATCATCTATATGATAATAAAGATCATTAATACAACTTGTTATAACTAACCAATAATCATATTCATTACAAAAATCACTATTTAATTCACTTAAACAAGTTTCTATAATTTTTAAAAAACCATCATTAATTTCATATATATAATCATAAACACGGTCTATTTTATCAAAATTTTTCTTTAATAAACAACGTTTAATTACATTTGGTATGTGTATTAATTTTACTATTATTGGTTCTATATTTTTATTAACATTACATACTAATGTTTTTAAGAATAAATCATATTTTATTTCTTCATTATCATCAAAATTATATTCATAATTTATAAATTTATGATAATTCATCATGTTATTTTTATCATATTTAGTATTAAAAATACATCTAAAACATCCTACTTTATAAACATTCATATCAATTAAAGAATGTATATGATGATTAAAATAATCAGAATATTTTAATTCTTCAAAGAAATATTTAATATTATAGATATCATTAAAAATAACATTTTGATATATAATATGAATACTTATTTTAGAAGAATAATTATTAGATCTTAAAATTAATATTTCTGGATTTTTAATATTATATGTTTTATCTAAATAATTATTAATATAATTAGTAACTAATTTAATCATAATTTCAGTGAATTCATCAAATTGACTAGAAGTAATTCTATTTTTTAATTCAAAATCTATATCAACAAATAATTTAACTTTATCATTTTTTTCATAATTTTCATAATAATTATTTAATTTATTTAATTTATTTAGATCATTAATTGTATTTAAATTTTTATTAATTATATCAAATATTTGTTTATAACTAGAAGCCATAAAAAATTTTGATCCTTGAAAATAATCTCTTGAGAATAATTTTATATCTTCATTTTTTAATTCTGTTATATGTTTAATTATATCTAATTTAAAACATGAAGTTTCTAAATTATATTTATCTATATTATTCTTTTTTTTATAGCTATTAAAACATGTTATTTTATAATCTTTCAATTCCTCATTAGACATATTTTTAATAACTTTAACTTTTTTAGTTTTGGTCTTTGTTTTCTTGATTTCTTTTTGATTGAAAAAACTAAATAATTCATCTATTTTCTCTTGTTTAATATCATTATTATTAGATTCATTATTTATTTCTTCATTAGATCTATTATTGTCATTATTAGAAGATCTATTAGTATTAATTGATTCTTGTATAATTAATTTTTCATTTAATTTAAGACCAGATGATTTTTTTTTAATTGCACGTTTTTTTTTCTTAAATAATTCATCAACTAATACTTTCATATCCTTTTTTTCATTTGATGTTGTTAGAGGTTGGACTTCCTCTTTGATCTTTTTTTTATAAGATTGATCTTTCTTATTATCCATTATTTTACAAGATTGGATATCCTTGACATTCGCAGAGAATACTGACGCATTCTTGTGGATGACTATTTCATCTTGTGATGATCTAGATAAAGCAGTGTTTGTTGTTGAATTAGAGTTAATAACAACAGAGTTTGAAATGACAGAGTTTAAAACAGTAGAAACAGTTTGTGACATTTTTTGCTTATTTGATATTGTAGATAATATACCATTCTATATATCATCATATTATAATCAATATTTTTTCTCAATTTTTTTTATAAGAAAAATGTATAAAAGAAAATGTATTAGATAATTTTATATTTATTAGTATTATTATAATTTATTAAATTTGATATAATAATTTTTGATATTACAGAAAAATATATAATTTATAATTTAATTTTTGTGAATTTATATTCATCTTCTACTAATGTATATAAATCTTCATTAAATATATATACATCATTTGTATGATAATTATTATCTTTTTTACTTAATTTTATTTCTTCATCTAAAAAACATGGATTAAATAATTCCATTTTACATGGACACATTTCTTTATTATTATTTATATATACTAAACCATCTTTATTATTTATATATCCATGGCCACATGTACAATCAAACATATTATCTATATTATTATATTTATTTAAATATTTATTATATTGATCACTTTTACTAAAAAATAAATCATATTTATCAGCTTCTTCTATTAGTTGTTTAGTAATTAAATTATCTTTTGTTATTAATGATTTATAAAATAGATTACAATAACCTCTAAAATTATTTTCATTTTTATGATCATCATTTTTAAAATATTTCTCAATAGAAATATCAATATAATTAAAAATGTATTCATAAGCATCTGTGATAGATTTAAATGTTTCATGTTCTGTTCCTATATAAGCTTCATAAATATATTTCTTACCATTTAATTTATAAGGGATAGATTGTAACAAAACAGAAAATAGATCAGAATCATCAGTAGCATGAAAAATAACTTTTCTATTATCATATTGATATTTTTTTAATTGATCAATATTATCATTCATTTTATATATATTATAATAATAGATATATTATGATTATATATTTTTTATATCAATTTTTTTTATTAGATAAAATCTGTAATATTAAAATAATATATATTATGTTATAAAATTCTAATATAACAGAAAAATATATACAATAGACACTTTTAATAAATTCTTGTATTAGAAAAATTTGATAAATCTGTAATAAAAAATAATATATATTATGTTATAAAATTCTAATATAACAAAAAAATATATGATACTAATATAATGGCCGAGTTATTTTACTTCGTAAAATACAAGGCCAATACTTTATAAAATTAAATATAATTTTTTATTTAACTAATATATATGAAAAAGAATTTTCATCTCAAAGTATTAAATGTGATGATCATAAGATTTTATTAATTAAATATGTTATGAAGAAATTAGGATTTGATAATCTAACTAAAATTAATTTTGATTTAAAAGATAATTATAAGAATAAATTAGATGAAACTGTATTAGATGATAAATTAAAGAAAATAATATTAGCATTTAATTTTAGAAATACTTATTCTAAAAAATTAGATGAAGATTTTGGTTATTATAATTTAATACATTTGTTAGTTAGTTTGATTAATAGTGTTTGTGAATACCTATTTAATAGTTGTGAATGTAAAATATATCTAGATAATAATAAAAATAAACGTGTTCAATTATATAATATTAATAATGATATATATAATAAATATTATAATTATATAACTGAAAAAAATAAACTTATAATAAATTTGACAAAAGGTATTGTCAATAATCTGGATCTATTTGTTGATTAAATTTGTTAGATATTTTATCCTTTTTTTGTTAAATAAAAAGTTATATTATATATTAATAATAAATTATCGGATTTTCTATTTTATATATTTTTAATATATTTAATTTTATTATTTAATTAAATATATTTTAAAAAAAGTATGATCATCATTGTATTTTAAAATTATTATTTATTTATTATTATAATTCCATAATTTATATTTTATATTTCATTAATTCAATATCTTTATCTTTTAATAAAATATTTTTGTCTTTTAATTTATTCTCATATTACTCTTTTTATAAATCCATTTATATATCTTTTATTTATAGATCTTTTTATAGATTAATTACTATATTGTCTCTTTCTATTATCTTATCTATTATTTATTAAATCTATCCTGAATATTTTTTATATAAATTTGTATATTCTTTCTATATTGTATCTGATAATTCTAAATCATTCTAATTATTAGGTTACATCTATATTTAACTTAATATACATAACTCTTATCTATTTTTATAATTAAATCTTAAATTATTTTTATCTATATAATCACTTATATCTTTTTCAGCTTAACTTTAAAACTTCTTGTCTATATATACATAATATTTCAATGTTATTTATATTTATAATTCTTAACCATAATCATCTTAGTGATCTTTTAAACGTCTTTATAAATTATCTGTTTTACCATATTTACATATATAAAAATCATCAGGTATATCTTAACTAATATTCATTTTTTATCTTAGATCTTTAACTTAACCTAGAATTAAAAAATAAATAGTTTAT